TTATGTCAACAGATTTTGAAGCGGAAATCTATGTGTGCAAGCACCCGACAAAGGTGAAGCGGTGATCAAGGTCGAAGGATACGTGATCGTTGGACCTATTTCGCCTTGGGACGAAAAACATCGGGAACAGATCATTAGTGACACCGCCTTTCAGTCATTTGGTAAAACACCATACGAAACATGGATGCTACATCTCGGCGGGTGGAGAGAAGGATTTGATCGAGGCGATATGAGTCGACGAGTGCAGTTCTACTTTGATCGCGGCTATCGCTTAAAGAAAGCAACAATGGAGATTGATGATGGCGAATAATACAATGAACTTATCGAAGCTCAAGTGTGTTTACGCAATTCGTAATAATGTAACAGGTGGTCTTTACCAAACACCAAATGGTAAGACCTCTTGGTCAACGAAGAGCGCGGCAAAGAACGCTTGGAACTGTCACAACTACGGAGACGTTCACTATACGAATTATCGAGGTGAACCAGCTGTTCGTCGTGGCAACCTTCGTTTTGACGTCGATGCGAAAGACCTTGAAGTTGTCGAGATGGCATACATTGTCGCAAAGGGTTCTGACGCTGACAACGAACTAAAGTATCTTCGTTGGTTCTACGAAAACGCAGACTTTGGTCCAGCAGATGATGATGTTCGACAGATCATGAATGAAAAATACGTTCGTGAGGGTGGGGTGATTCCAAAGGGATACGGAGATGCAGAATGACGAATTCAGACTCCTCATCTGCGGCGGCAGAGAATATGGCTACCGAACCAACCCAAAAACCGGTAAGAAAGAAAAGTATCAACCAGAAATCGACCACATTTGGCACACCCTCGATATTGTTTGGAGCTCAATACGTAGACCTCTCGTTGTTATCGAAGGAGAACAAAGAGGCGTTGACCTCCTTGCTCGCGAGTGGGCGGAAGAAAGAGGCCTTGAGGTCAGAGGCTTCCCTGCTGACTGGGACAAATACCAAAAGCGAGCCGGCTTTATCCGAAACAGCCAAATGCTCAAAGAAGGAAACCCGCACGCGGTCGTCGCGTTCCCGGGCGGAGTCGGCACAAGAATGATGGTAGGACTTGCGCGAAGAGAAGGTGTTCCCGTGCGTGAATTCTATCCTGAATGGTTAACTACAGAAAAATAGGTGAGATATGAAATTTCCGATTGTCTGGGTGTCTGATCGTGCTCCGCAGGTTGAAGAAACACTTGAGTATGTGATTCCTGAATTAGAGTCCATATTCAAGGACCTTGAGAAAGCAGAAGATCTTATCTTTCATACTATCTTTGTTGGTCCATCGATGGATGGGCCGATTGTGATGGCATATGGAAAAGAGAATGATGAGAACATCTATCTTGATTATCTAGATGATGTACAATGGATGATTGAACGTGGTTGACATTTCTTCATAACTGATATATAAATATCTCTATGAAGTACAGATTAGTTCACACGACTTATCACGGCTCCAACGAGTTCACTCTTCGTATCGAGGAGAGAATCTCAGTGTGGAGTCGTTTTTTCTTTTCTGTAAAGCCAAGAGTGTATGCACTCAGAGGCTCACTTGGTTTCTGGGAGCATCAGGTAATCGGCATAAAGTTGCCGACTGATCTAATTGAATTTGCTGATGAGGTAGTGAAAGAGCATGGCGAACGTCTCCGTTTTCGGAAGTAATCTCACTGGATATACCCGAGAACAGATCTACTCTCTGCTAAAGCAGTTTGACGTGCCGTCAAATGTTCTCTTTACTAAAGAATGATTTAACTTATAATTGAAAGCCTTATAGCTATTATACTAATGCTACACATTATGTCAATTGAAAAGGAGCGATAATGCAAAAGAAAATGAAACAGATCGACATCATGGATTTGTTCCAGCAAAAGAACAAACAGCAAGATCGCTATACATCGAGAGCTGTTGTTAACATTCATGAGTTCTATCTTTGTGGAAACATTGAGTCGGCAGACGAATATATCGAGTGGTTTGATACGATCCGCCACTCAGGTGCAACAGACGTAATTCGTTTGTTCATCAACTCGTACGGTGGCGATCTATTCACTGCTATCCAATTCATGCGGGTACTTTCTGAAACAGACGCAACAGTGATTGTATCGGTTGAAGGTGCTTGTATGTCGGCTGCGACTATGATCTTCCTCTCCGCCGATCAGTTTGAAGTATCAGAACACTCGATGTTTATGTTCCATAACTACTCGGGTGGTGTCATGGGTAAGGGTGGCGAGATGCTTGACCAGCTTCAGCATGAGCGTGTTTGGTCTGAAAAGCTTCTGCGTGACATCTACGAAGACTTCCTAACCGAAGATGAGATTCGTTCGATGTTGAACAACAAAGATCTTTGGATGGATGGCGATGAGATCATTAAACGTCTTGAAGTCAAGAAGGCTAAAATGGAAGCTGAAAAAGCTCAACAAGAAGCTGACGATATCGAAGAAGCTGAGCCTGTCGTTATGACAAGCCTGAAGAAATCTTCGCGAAAAAAAGTGCAAGAACCTCAAGAAAAGGGTTGACATTTGCTTCTCCGTTGCTTATATCTAACTAGTAAGCAACGGAGAACAACATGGCTATCGCGATCGTGACCCCTGAAGAAGTTGAAGTTGATGTCTGCTACGGCGACTTTGACGGTTCGTACACTAAGACCATGTATGTAGTTGACTTCTTCCGGAGTGAAGTAGGCATGCTGCACGGTGATCTTGAGACTACCATGTACATTAAGACCGAACACGACGCAAAGATGAAAGCTCGGATGTGGGAACTCGGTATGACTGGCCGCGGCGAGTACAACGAGATCACCTTCAACAACATTTTTGAAGATACGGAGTTTGCCGAATATGAGTAAGGTTGAAGTTCTTGTCGGTTTGCCTGGTTCTGGCAAGTCGACTCGTCTTTCATTTGTTGATGATCCGGAATTCGGAGGCGACGTCTTCGTTTATAGCACAGACAATCTCATCGAACAATGGTCCAACGCCAATGGTTTGAACTATAACTCTGGTTTTCAAAAGTACATCGAGCCAGCAACGAAACGCATGAACGAGTTGCTCACGATGGCTTTAGAGCATCGTATCGATGTCTATTGGGATCAGACCAATATGTCTTCGAAGAAGCGCAAGGGTATTTTGTCGAAGTTTCCAAAAACGTATCGTAAGACGTGCTGGTGCATCGCTCCTCCTCGTACTCCTGAAGAGTGGGCTGAACTTGAAATTCGTCTTCTGTTTCGTGAAGGTAAGACTATTCCTCATCACGTCATCACATCGATGGCTGACTCGTATGTCGAACCTGAACTCGAAGAAGGCTTCGACTACATCCGTGTTGTTGATCTGTTTGGTAATACCATTGCTGAAAAGGGCACACAACTGTGACATTCGAAGAGTGGTTAAACGAAATAGAAGTCTTTGGTGTTCGGCTTGAAAGCCTCTATGAAGATCTAAATGATTACCAGGGCGATAACATTGAGATTGTCACTCGGTGGCTGAAAGCAGCATACGATGTCGGGTATGCTGCTGGTAAAAATAACAGTTGACATCTGATCAACTTATGATATAAATAGAAGTAGGAGCCAGTGAGGCTCCTACAAAATAGCAAAAGGAGTTTTTGCATGCGAGACGCACTCGTTTTTATCGGTAGGTTCCAACCGTTTCACAATGGACACAAAGCAGTTATCGAAGCTGCGCTTGAGCAAGCCAAGGAAGTCGTCGTAGTCGTCGGTTCCAGTTTCGCTGCTCGCAATATTCGAAATCCCTTTACATTCCAAGAACGAAAAGCAATGATCGAAGCGGTGTTTCCAACCGATCGTGTCAAAGTTGTTCCTGTCTCTGATTATCCGTATGATGATAACAAGTGGGTCAATGCAATCCAGAAGATTGTTGACGAAACTGTTCCTTATGCAAAAGATGTAGGGTTAATCGGTCACTCCAAAGATAACACTTCATACTACTTGAATATCTTTCCACGTTGGAAGGATCATGTTGAAGTTGCAGATGTTGATGGTATCAATGCTACTGACATCCGTAACTGCTTGTTCGGTAACTGCGACTTTGCTGCACTGGACAATATGCCTGACGCTGCACGGGATGCAATGAATAAAGTCATCATCGTAGGTGGAAAGATCGGTGGCTACTGGGATACCCTGTACAACGAATACCAGATGGTCAAGAAGTACAAGGAAGCGTGGAAGGTTGCACCTTTCCCTCCGACATTCATGACTGTTGACGCTGTTGTTATTCAATCTGGGCACATTCTGCTTGTCAAACGTGGCGATATGCCTGGTAAAGGTCTTTGGGCACTACCTGGTGGTTTCCTTAATCAAGACGAAACAATGCTTGATGGTGCTATCCGTGAGCTCAAGGAAGAGACTAAGATCAAGGTCCCAGTGCCTGTTCTGAAAGGTTCTATCAAGGAGTCTAAGACTTTTGACGCACCGAACCGTTCGTCACGGGGCAGAACTATCACTCAAGCATTCTTTCTCGATCTTGGTGTTGGTGAACTACCGAAAGTGAAAGGTGCTGATGATGCTGAGAAAGCATTCTGGGTTCCTTTCAACAAAGTCAAACAAGAAAAGATGTTCGAGGATCACTTCCATATCATCGACAACTTTATCAATATTGGTTAATAGCCAATAGAAAGCCCAGTCCAGAGAGGACTGGCACAACATAACAATAGAGGAGTTCTATTATGAAAAACGTACTAAATCTAATCTCTGCTATCCTTCGTACCGACAGTTACAAGTTCTCACAGTGGGTGCAGTATCCAGCCGGCACGACTCATGTATCTTCGTACATTGAGTCTCGTGGTGGTGAAGATGAATCGGTCTTCTTTGGTCTTCAGGCTTTCATGAAAGACTACATGACGACTCCTATCACTATGAAGGATGTCGACCGTGCTGAAAAGATCGTGACTGCCCACGGCCTACCGTTCAACCGTGAGGGTTGGGAAGTTATCGTTAATGAATACGACGGTATGCTTCCTGTAGAGATTGAAGCTGTTCCTGAAGGCACGGTTATGCCTACTCACAACGTTCAGGTGCAGGTGGTAAACACCGATCCTCGGCTGTGGTGGCTGACTTCATACCTCGAGACTGCGCTTCTGCGTGGTGTCTGGTACCCTTCGACTGTGGCAACTAAGTCACGTAAGATGAAGAAGATCATCAAAGCAGCTCTCTTGAAAACGTCTGACGTTCCAGTAGAAGCTCAGATCAACTTCAAGTTGCATGACTTTGGTGCTCGTGGTGCTTCTTCGAGTGAGACTGCAGTACTTGGCGGTATGGCACACCTTGTGAACTTCATGGGAACTGACACTGCTGAAGCTCTTGTTGGTGTTATGGAATACTACAACACCGATGAGGTTGTAGGTTTCTCGATTCCTGCTTCTGAACACTCAACGATCACATCTTGGGGTCGAGAAGACGAAGTAAAAGCTTACGACAACATGATCAATCAGTTCGCAGGTGAAGGTAAACTATACGCATGTGTATCTGACAGCTTCGACATCTACAAAGCGGTGGCTGATCTTTGGGGTACTTCTCTCAAAGATAAGATCATTGCTTCGGGTGGCACCTTGGTGGTACGCCCAGACTCTGGTGATCCTGAGACTGTTCCAGTTGAAGTCATCGAGATCTTGATGGAGAAGTTTGGTTATACCGTGAACAGCAAAGGCTTTAAGGTTCTTCCTCCGTACATCCGAGTCATTCAGGGTGATGGTATTAACGAGAAATCGTTGCCCATTATTCTGGAAAACATGATCGCGAAAAACATCTCTGCCGACAACATTGCGTTTGGTATGGGTGGTGGTCTTCTGCAGGCTTGGAACCGCGATTCTTTGAAGTATGCTATGAAGGCTTCGGCAATCAAAGGCGCCGATGGTGAGTGGAGAGGATTCTCAAAAGACCCGGTTACTGACCGCGGCAAGCGTTCGAAAGAAGGCCGTCTTGCTTTGGTTAAAGAAGCTGGCTTTGGTGTAAATCCTTTCATTCGCACGGTGCCAGAAGACTACGTCTGGGAGTTCGCTGCAAAGAACTTGCTTCGTAAAGTGTACCACAATGGTACTATTTTGATTGAAGACGACTTTGCTACTATTCGCGAACGTGCAAAGGAAGGTGTGTAATGCTTGATACTCGCTCGAAAGAATACGTAGAATGGATGGCTGCAGTATGGAAGGCTAACGACCTTCGTAACCAGTTGAACAAACAACTCGAAGTTTGTGAACGGCTGAAACTAAATTGAGGTGGGGCTTCGGCCCCACTTCTTCTCAAAGGAATATAAGATGGGTAATATTTGGCTAATCAGTGACACACACTTCGGTCACGCAAATATCTTGAACTTTATCGACTCTCGTACTGGATTAAAAGTTCGTCCAGGATTTGCAAACGTTGATGAAATGGACGAGTGCATGGTTGATAACTGGAACTCTGTCGTAAAGAATGGTGATAAGGTTTATCACCTAGGTGACGTAACATTTGGTGACAAAGATCGCTTTGCGAAGATGTGGCCAAAGCTCAACGGTAGCAAGCGTTTGATTGTTGGCAATCACGACGATATCCGCTATCTATCGTCCGGTGGCTTCTTTAAAGAGGTTTACCTCGAGCGTAAGTTCCGTGATGAGAAGCTTCACTTCTCGCACATTCCGCTTCATCCTTCGCAGCATGAAGTTGGCATGCCGGGAAGCAAGAATTTCTTTTGCAACATCCATGGACATATTCATGGCAACCCGACACCTGTAGGTCGCTACATCAACGTCTCGGTAGAAGTGATCAACTACACACCTATTGCGTTCGAAGACATTCAGGTGAAAGCAAAAGAGTTGCTGAAAATTTTTGCGGATTAAGCAAAATAGTGGTTGACATTCCTACAGGATAGATTATATCTATATTGTAAGCAATTAATGAAATGCTCTCAGAAGTAAAGTGAGGAAAAATGGACTGGATTATGTACACTGTAGGTGTTGTGGCCCATATCTGGGCTCCGCTTACTATTGTGGGTCTCATCTCGTTTTTGAATAGAACGTCAGTAAAAATGGGGTTGACAAAAGTTCAAATCAGTGGTAGATTCTATATTCCGTGGATTGGCGTTCTAGCCTTCTGGATGTGGTACTTTTTTGGATAAGGAAATAAAATAATGGCTATCTATGCAATGTTGGGTATGGCTGCTGTTGCAGCTATCTTTGCTGCTGGTGCTACATGGATTGTACGCAACGTCAGCTTTAAACCTATGAAACCTCGGTACGAGTATAAGATTGACGAGGCTGGTAATGAGTATGTTCAGGATAACTCTGTAACTTCTAAGGATGAACCCGATGCAAAAGCCTGATCGATACGACTATAAGACTCTTGACGAATATAAAGCTGCTCTTAAACAATATGAAATTGATGTAAGGAAATTTAAAATGAATGCTATCGTTGGTGGTACTTTTGCTACTCTTATCGGTCTTACCGCTCTCACTGTTATCGGCGGATCGTGGTATACCGTTGGTGAAGGTTACCGTGGTGTAACTCTTCGTAACGGAGCTGTTGTTGGTACTGCTGAGCCTGGTCTTGGCTTTAAGATGCCGATTATTGACTCTGTGGTTGATATTAGCGTTCAATCACAAGCTCAGCTTTATGAGAACATCCTTGCATACTCGCGTGACCAACAAACTGCTGGTCTGAGCCTCTCTGTTAACTACCGCTTCCCTGCTGATCAAGTCGAGACGATCTATCGTGAATACGGTGGTGAAGCTGGTGTTATCTCGCGTCTGCTCGATCGTCAGGTGCTTGAAGAAGTAAAGAACATTTTCGGTAAGTTCAACGCATCTACTGCTATTCAAGAGCGTGAACGTCTTGCTGCTGAAGTGCAGATGTCTATTCAAAAAGCAGTGGTTGGACCGATCATTGTTGAGTCGGTGCAGATCGAAAACATTGACTTCTCCGATGCGTATGAAAACTCGATCGAAGCTCGTATGCTCGCGGAAGTCGAAGTTCAGAAGGTTCGTCAGAACGCAGAACGTGAAAAGGTTACCGCTGAGATCACCGTAATCCAGGCACAAGCAGAAGCTGATGCGCAACTTGCTCGAGCTACTGCAGAAGCAGAAGCCACTCGTATCCGTGGTGAAGCAGAAGCATCGGCCATTAAGGCAAAAGCAGAAGCATTGAAAGACAATGCTGGTCTGATTGCGCTAACACAAGCTGAAAAGTGGAATGGACAGCTGCCTACCACAATGATCCCTGGTTCGACGGTTCCTTTCATGGATGTAGCAACTAAACCTGCTCAGTAATCGATAAAAAAGTGAAAGAAAAGAGCGCTTCGGCGCTCTTTTTTTGTTGACATTCGTTTTGATATGTGTTAAAGATGATCTCCTAGCAACGGAGAATACCAAATGTCTGCACTCTTCAAAAAATCCACTAAAACCCTTGGCTACCGCACTCACATCAGTCTCAATCAACAAACCCTCAAAAACATCCTCGACAAATACGATATTACTCTTAAAACGATTGCAACTCACCCCGATCACATCTACACTACCCTCTTCCAAAAACAACAACTCGACTACAAACTCTATTCCGCCGTCTTCGAAATCTACATCAACGAAAATCCTAACTATTATCTCTCCCCCAACTACCCCTCTAACGATATGCCCTTCAACCCATACGTTTCCGATAGAAATCAAAAACTTAAACTTCAACTCCTCGAAGTTTGGAATTCCATCCGCAACGAATATCTCGAAAAAAAGTGAAAAAAGAGCGCTTGGCGCTCTTTTTTTGTTGACATTACCAGAATAACTATATAGAACATAACTATAGGCAACGAAAGGTAAGACAATGAAAAACCTCATGATCGTTCTGAATGTTGTGATTGTTTGCTACGCAGTTAACCTGCTTGCAGACTATAATCCTATGGCAGCTGCCATCAATCGTGTTGTTCTTGAAGTTGTTACCGGTTTGATCTAATGAATGTACTTGAACACCTGAAATCTCGTCACTTTGACTCAGCAGTACACACTGTCTGGGTTGACGATGATGAAGGTGTTGCAACCTATCCTTTGTGGAACCTGACTGGCCAGATGGTTGGTTATCAACAATATAATTACAAAAAAGATAAAAAGAGGGACAATCATCCTCGCGATTCTCGATACTTCACATGGCGCAAAGATAAAGTTGTTGGCGCATGGGGTCTTGAGTCGTGGAAATTTTCGAATACCTTGTTTGTAACTGAAGGAGTCTTTGATGCATGCAGACTTACCTCTCGCGGTTTTAGCGCTGTCGCTCTTCTTTCTAACGATATTGATTCTTCTACGAGAGAATGGCTTTACATGGTTAAAAGCAACCGGTTTGTCGTTGCTGTATGTGATAACGATGTTGCTGGCCGCAAGCTTGCTAAATGTGGTCATGTTGCCCATGTGATGGAAGATGGTAAAGACATGGGCGAAGCTTCTGATGAATACGTAACTAACTTTTTGAAGGAATACAAATGAAAACCGTACTGACTAGCGAAACTCTCTACAAACTTGATTCCAAAGGTAAGACTCGTGTCTGGCATGCTGAGACAGGAACCGATGGAACTCGTTGGGGATTGCGCTCCATCGCTGGCCTTGAAGATGGCAAAAAGGTAACATCTGAATGGACCTTTGTTGAGCAGAAGAATGTTGGTCGCTCCAATGAGACTTCTCTTGAAGAGCAAGCAGCTTCAGAAATGGCTTCTGAAGTGCAGAAGAAGAAAGATCGCGGGTACTTCACTGACATGAAGAATATTGATACCTTCGACAAGTTTAAACCGATGCTTGCTGAGAAGTTCGAAGATGTGACGCTTGACTGGAAGAGTGGTTACGTCTATAGCCAGCCAAAGCTCGATGGTATTCGTTGTATTGCTCGTAAAGACGGTCTTTGGACTCGCTCTGGAAAAGAGATTCCTGCCGTTCCTCATATCTGGGAATCACTGAAAGAATTCTTTTCAAAGCATCCTGATATGATTCTTGATGGTGAACTCTATAACCATGAGCTGAAAGACGACTTCAATAGCATTACTTCAATGGTTCGTAAGACGAAGCCAAAGCCAGAAGATCTGGTGAAATCAAAAGAACTTGTACAATATCACGTGTACGACGTGTTTGTTCCTTCTGAACCCGACCTGCCTTTCCGTAAGCGCGAGTTGCTTCGGTACGCCGCATCAAATGAGTTTGTGAAGATCGTTCCCACAATGCAAGTGAATGATCCGAGCTCAATCGATTCGCTGTACGAAGGTTATCTTGAACATGGCTATGAAGGCCAAATGATTCGAGTCGATGGGAAGTACGAGAACAAGCGTACAAAGAACCTACTGAAGCGCAAAGAGTTTCTGACAGATGAGTTCGAAGTTGTTGAGATGCTTGAAGGTCAAGGTAACTGGCAAGGTTGCACTAAGCATTTCGTGCTTCAGCTGACTGCTGAGAAGACTTTCCAGGCTGGTGTTCGTGGCGATATGGACACTCTTAGAGGGATGTGGGATAAACAACAGAAGCCTGACTGGGTCACTCTGCGCTACTTCACGCCTACTCCTGATGGCGTTCCGCGTTTCCCTGTTGTAATCGACTGGGGTAAAGGTAAGAGGGAGGATTAATGATGGATGGCTTTTCACTTTTTGTGATTATTTTAGCTGCCGGCATCATTTTTGTTGCATTTAGGGGTTGACATTTGTTGTAGGATTGCTTATATCTAACTAGTAAGGCGACGAAAGGAACACAAGATGATCGTGACTATAGTCCTCGTAGCTGTTTCAGTTATTATCGGTGTTGTAGGTGGTGGTATAACTCTTATCGCTATCTTGAAAGACATTGGGTAAAATGATGAAAGAGAAAATCGAAGACCTGATCTTCCTCGCCAAAGAAGTGATCATGTATTCGCTCTGCTTCGCCGCATTCGGAATGATCCTCTTCGCGCCTTACATCTTCCCTGCTGCTTTTGGAGGTTAATATGAAAACGTATCGTGTCTGGGGTGAATATGGTCCTGTTGTGTATATGGCCATCGAATACACCGTTCAAGCAGAGTCGCGTGAAGCAGCTCGTGCAGAAGCCATTAAGCTGTTGAAGGCCTCAGACTATTGGGATCGTATCGGAGAACGCAATGTCTATGTGGAGGAAGTGCGATGACTGATCGTGTATGGGAAGATGATCGTAGCTTTGATGTTTCTGGCGGTGGTCGTTCGGTAGAAGTCTATGTGTTTGCTGGCAAGGATGTAATGATCACGGCTACGGAAGACGCCGGTTGGGACAGCCAGCTAGTAAGCTTCACTATGACTGCCGAAGAAGCAACTATGCTGAAAGAATTCCTAATCCGCAAAGGATACTGAAATGGACGAAGAATTCTATCGCTGGATCCACGAAACCCTGTCCTCGGAGAGTGATGCTCGTGACGAAGGCTATCGTGCGTACCAGGACGGTCTGAGCCGAGACGACAATCCGTTCAACAACAACGACGAATGGGAACTTCACTTGGCTTGGGAAGAAGGCCGTAGTTCTGCAGCATGGGATGACTGAGATGACTGTCTGGATCGTAATGCGGTTCAAAGGTAATGGCTACGCTGTTGACGAAGTGTTCGACAACGAAGCCGCTGCACTCGCTCATAAAGAAGCTTTGACTCGCAAGTGGGCATTGACTGAGATCGTTCAAAAAGAGGTGAAGTCGCTATGACTGAGTTCCGTATCAAAACTCTTCGTTGTGAATGGCAAGTTGTTATTCAGCAGGTCGATCAATATGGTCGCTGGGCCGACGGTCGAGTTGTTCTTGCTAGTTGGCCCACTTATGAAGAAGCATATGCAGATCTGCCAAATCATGGATACGAGCACGAGTATGTGAAAGGCCGTTGGATTCCTAACGATGCTATTTCTGCCTATGAATATCTCGAAGTTCAATATCGTGAAGTGGAGATTTAATAGATGATCCTTGTAATTAGACACACTCAGGAAAGAACTGAACACGATGAACGTGGAAACGTGATTGCTGAGGCTGGTGAAGTCTATGTATCGCACGGCATCGATCTTGATACTGATAAATGTATACCACTGCCGTGGGAAAAGTGGTCAAACTTTTGGCGCAATTGCGTAAACTATGAAGGAGAGTGGTATTTAAAATGATCAGCGGCATCAATCCTTACACTATCTCGTCTATTCGTATGAAAAAATTTCTACGTATTGGACCGCACCCATCTTGGACTAAGGTCATGTGCAAACGAAACCCAATTCGTGGTGTGCTTGGTTTTTATTCCTCTAACATGTTCGATGGTTATTACCCTCCACAAGTTTTCATTTATGGATCTGATGGTCATGTGGTGAAACAAATCACTTGTCGATCTACTGATCACGCAAAAGAATTGTGCAATCAATTGAATGCTGAGCTCGCCAAATGGGTTCAAAGCCCGCGAAAGAACAAGTATGAAACTATCTGATGATATCGCGAAAATGACTGCTGCTATGGAAAATGACGGCAGTCAACCAACGCGACAAGAAGTCTACACTATATTGCTTCGAGTGATGATCGAACTTCGTCGCCAAGATCACGAAATCAAAGTACTAAAGGATAAACTCAATGATTGATCTGACTGTTAACTACATCCTCCCAAACATCGCTCTCTTCGGAGGCATTTACCTTCTCTCGAAAGGTCTTGAGAAGCTGACATGGAATTTTATTTTGTGGTATAACGAAAATTACTAGTTGACATTTGCGAGTAGATTGTTTATATCTAACTAGTAACAAAGAGGTGTGCTATGCACTACAAGTTCCCTGAAATCCGTACGATCAATGACGTCCTTCCGGCTATCGCTGGTCGAGACGAGTTTGTTGTTGCCGAGCGTGACTTTGGCACTGTAATCAACTACCTTGTCTCTATGCCAGATACTTTCCGTATGGAAGGGCCTAACGATGTGATGGGTGCCATTCGCCGTGAGTGTCGTGGTCTGATCTTCGATACCGAAGGTAACATCATGTCTCGTCCGTATCACAAGTTTTTCAACGTGAACGAGCGTGAAGAGACTCAGGTGCACAAAATTGATCTGAGTGCGCCGCATGTTATTATGGAAAAACTCGATGGTAGCATGATTCGTCCGTTACTAGTTGACGGGCATTTGCGACTTGCTACCAAGATGGGGGTAACTGAAGTTGCTATGAATGCAGAAGTTTGGCTTGCTACTCAGGACCCTTGGAAAAAAGAGTGGCTGCTGGATAATGTATTGAGTGGCACTACTCCGCTTTTTGAATGGACCAGCCGTAAGAACCAAATTGTCATCGACTATGCTGTTGACGATCTTGTGTACCTAGGTAGTCGCAAGAACGAAACCGGTGAGTACTTCTTTGAAGATATGGCTCCGTTCACCCAAGTTCCTCGTTACGGTAGCGTATCAGGAAACCTTTCGGACTACATTGCTCGTGCTCGCGAACAGGAAGGTCGTGAAGGTGATATCATCCGTTTTGCTGATGGTCACATGTTGAAGGTCAAGAACGATTGGTATGTGCGTATCCACAAGACCAAGGACATCGTGGCGGTTGATCGTAACATCGTTGAGCTTGTTCTGAACGAGACGATCGACGACACTCGGGCTATGCTCGATCCGTCGGACTTGGTTCGTGTTGATGGAGTCGAGGCTTCTTTCTGGGAAGCTTTCGAGAACGCTGCAGGTCGACTCGAAGGTCTCGAGATGTTGGCTCGTACGATCTATGGTGCTGACAAGAAGCGGATTGCGCTTGACATGGTGCCGAACCTGTTCAACAAAGCCGATGGTGGTTTCATCTTCCGCTTGATCGATGGTCATTCGTGTCGTGATCTGCTGCTCGACTACTGCAAGAAGAACATCGGTTCGACTCCGAAGTATGAAGCTCTAATGGAATGGATGAAAGCATGACAACTGATATCCTCGAAGACTTTATGGCCTTCACTTATCTCTATAGATATTGTAGGCCAAAAGAATCGGACTTCTTCGTGTATGAAGTTGATTCAGGTTCACCTACTGACTACAACATAGTGTTGACTGCAGCAAAGTTTAAAGATGACGAAGTGCAAGGTGATGCTGCGCAACTCATTGTTGCAAAAGAGTGGGTGCTTGAAAACTTGAGCAAAATCATGGATAAGGTAGTTGCATGATCGACGAAAAAAATTATGAAGTGGTGAATGGTCTCTGGGCTGGATCAAAAATCGGAGATATGCGAAGAGAACGAGCTTCTCTTATGAAGAAGCTTATTCGTGACAACGATGTTTCAGTAAAACCCAGAATTCGTGAACTTACTTTTGAAATGCAAACTTATCTTTCGCATAGGAAACAAGATGTGTAATGGTAAAGGCTGGGATATCGCGTTTTATCCCGATGACGAAATCACAGTTGAGCAACATTTTTGTCGAGTGTTAGATGATTGCGGTCATGCCGACAACACACTCGAAGAAGCTGCAGATCAAGTAGCAGATGAATACAAGCGAATTCGTGACTGGTACAAGAAAGAATGTGTTGATGGTTATACAGTAACTAAGGTAACCTTTATGGATACTCAGTACTGGGCATGGAAGAATCGTACACATCCAAGCTACTTGTGGTATAAGAACGAATGATAAATAGTAAGCACAATATTATGGAGGTTCCATGCGCTTACTTTATCTTCTTGCCCTTTTACCATCAATCGCCTTTGCAAATCCTATCGATGAGAACTGTTCTCAGCATGTGATCTTTGGCGCTCCTGTTTCGGCTATCGCTGAGAACACTCAGTATGTATGCCATACTAACTATGCAATACACTATCGATACGACACGAAGACTGCTGAATATGTAGTTGAACACCTTGATAATTTAGATATCACTGGTATCGCTAAGCGTAAAGACGACTTTAGACCAGACGATCAAATTCCAGATGAGCACTCAGCTACGCTTGAAGATTACTCAGGTGAACCATATGATCGTGGCCACTTGTCAGCTGGTGCAAATAACAAAGCAAATCCAGAAGTTATGAGTGAGAGCTTCTTTCTCTCGAACATGGTGCCACAGGTTCCAAATAACAATCGTGGTATCTGGCGAATCCTTGAGCTAAAGGTAAGAGACTGGGCTCTTGAGAATCGCGACCTGTATGTTGTCTCTGGTACGATCTATGAAGACGGGTATAAGACTATCGGTGATGGTAAGGTAGGTGTTCCTACGTACCTCTGGAAAGTCGTGTACGATGGTGCAACAAAATCAACAGTTGCGTACGTACTACCAAACGTTGAGCTCCCAGTCAAAGACTTACCAAACTACATCACTACAGTCGATCGTGTTGAAGAGCTCACTGGACTCAATATCTTTCCGCAGTTAGATGAAGCTACTGAAGCTGTTGTAAATTATGATAACTGGACGAATATTAAGGGTTGACATTTCTCTTTCCGTGGTATAGATTGTAACCATGGAAGGAGACTACATCATGAAACGAGGCGAACTCCTCAGCAAAATGCTTCTGATTGCCACGAACGCGCATCACGGTCAGTTCGATCGCGGCGGTAATCCTTACATCCTGCATCCGATGAAGGTGATGCACTACATTAAGTCAGAAGACGAAGAGCTTCAGTGCATCGCTCTTGGGCATGATGTGATTGAAGACACTGATGTCACGTACAAAGACTTGAAAGATGCCGGCATGACCGATCGCATCATCAATGGTATTCGTGCACTGACAAAGGTTCCAGGACAAACTTACGACGAATACAAAGAAGGTGTGTTCTCAAACGTCGATGCGATGAAAGTCAAGTTGGCTGATCTTCGTCACAACACTGATGTTCGTCGGCTCAAAGGAGTCACTGAGAAAGACATCGCTCGCATGGAAAAGTACCATCGGTTTTATCTCGAGATCACTTTCAAACTTAAGGAAACTGAAAAATGAAAACGTTATACGCTTACATTCTCGCCTTTGGCGCAATGACAGGTATCTGTTTTGTGCTATTCAGTGGTTTAGCAATTTTCTTTCCATTACTCGGAGCGTTTATTGCTTGGGACTTAGCACCTCTGGCGTTTGACTGGTCCACAACGTTAACGTGGATGCGGATTATCTTTGTTGCTTCAGCATTTATGGGTGTGATGTTTGCGTGCTCTAAAGACGGTCAATCTATGGCGAAAGATATCTTAAATGGTTAAGACTCGTATCATCGGCGATATTCATGGCGAGTGGGAGCTTTATCATCAAACCGCAATGGATGCAATCAACTTTGGCGGATGTGAACGTACTATTCAAGTCGGTGACTTTGGTGTAGGCTTTGCCGGTCCTTACTGGCATGACCGCGCTGATGAGTTTCATTGGGATGGTACTCATCGCTTCATTCGTGGCAATCACGATGATCCTGCTCGCTGTGCAAAAATGGCAGGCTGGATCAAAGATGGCTTTATTGAGAACGATGTGATGTTCATCGGTGGTGCTTGGTCGATCGATCATGCATTTCGTACTGAAGGTGTATCTTGGTGGGCTGATGAAGAGCTCTCGATGGAAGAGCTTTATCGCATGATCGACATTTATGCACAAATCAAACCTCGTGTTATGATCACCCATGATTGTCCGCAAGAAATCAGCACTGCGATGTTCATTCAGACTGGGCTTGCTTTGTTCAAAGGAAATGCGAAGACTGTTCCTACACGGACAGCGATGGCGTTCAGCACTATGCTCAACATCCATCAACCAGATGAGTGGTATTTTGGACATTGGCACAACACGATGCAATACAAGCATGGTCGTACAATGTTTCATTGCCTTGGTATTCATGATTATGTGGATGTAGAACTATGACGATTATTCTTGCACTTGCACACGCGTTTAGCACTAACAAGAACTTCAATCCAACGTTTTTGTATTTTGCAACTTTTATAGTTGACTTGAACATTTTTGCCGCAGGCCTTCATGTGGTGTTCTCATGAATAGTCCATTTTTAGAGTGTGAAGCATTTCAATCAGAACATGGAACCGGTTGGGGTGTTAGATCCATGTACTGGAATATTCCAGCGCAGAACGAAGGCGTAGCGAATAGAATTGCAGAGTTGATTCAACTCGCATATAAAACCGGTCGAGAAGACTTGCAAGATGAAATGAAGAAGGCATTAGGACTATGACGTACACTCCTGACAACTGGGTCGTTATTAAATTTAAAGGCGACGATCCGCACTATCGTATTCTTGCAGGCTGGTCAGGTGGATATACCACAGGTGACTCTTGGCGAATGAATAGTGGTATTACTCGAGTCGAAGAAACTGAACATGCGTTTATGTTTTATGGCTCGAGTGGATCTTGCTATGAATGCCGAAAGACTGGATACTGTCTTCGTATGAACAATGCTCATGTGTGGTCACAACTAGAAAAGCGCAACGGCGATAATGTAGAGATAATGCCAGAAGGTACTGACTGGCTTAATATGGATTGGATTATAAAATGAAAGCTTATATCGGACCTTATCGCAATCGAATCTCTGTACCGCTCCAACTGCAAGATTGGTATTTTGCAAAGCGCTTCGGTAAGTTCAATTACGACTATAGCGAGGCAGACTACACTTGGTATGATCGTGTAGTTGAGAAAGTCACTGACGCTATGATGGATGTTCTGAACAAAACCATCAATAAACACCTTGACAAAAACGAACGTATAATCAAGATTCATATTGATGACTACGACGTTTGGGGTGCGGATCATACTATTGCTCTGGTTGTACATCCTATTCTTCTTAAACTGAAATCGAAGAAGCATGGATCGCCTCACGTTGATGATGAGGACGTTCCTGAACATCTTCGTAGTACTGCTGCACCTCCGAAAGAGAACGAGTGGGACACTGACGACAACTTGCATGCTCGTTGGGACTGGGTCATAGATGAAATGATCTGGGCATTTGAGCAGTGCGCCAAGGATGATAAGGGTGATGAGCAATTCTACTCTGGTGAAGTAGATTGGAAGTTTGATAAGGAAGAAGATAGCGAACTCTATCAGATGGGCAAGGGCCCAAAACATACCTTCACGGTTGATAGGGAAGCTAAGAAAGCACACTACGATCGTATCCAAAACGGTCTTCGTCTCTTCGCAAAATATTACTTTGCATTGTGGGATTAATATGTCGGCTATCATAAACACACATGGTTTCGAAGAGGAAGAAAACGAACACGATGTTGTAGATAAAGTCTACGCAGAACTTAAACCTATGATCAATCCAAGTCCAATGGTTCGGTTCTTACGCAATCGTGCAGGGGAGGAACACAAGTTTAAATGTATGGATTCTATTGATTGGAAAATCGCAGACTATATCGAAGAACTTGAAAATAAACTGTTGACATTTGACATAGGTTAGTATAACATGAAATGGAAGACAGAAACCAATCCACGCTCTGGTGAACAGCATATTGCAGAATACTTTGCAGTTACTCCTACCGCGCTTGATGATGGTTACACAGTCTGGCTACAAAAATACTACGCGATCGAAACATGGGACGACGGCACAACTGGTGTCGGTTTTGGTCATTGGAAAACAACCCAAACTAGTTCTACTCACCCTCATAGACCTAATACAGGATCACCTACACGATGACTCCAACTCTCTACTGCCTGATGCGGGAAGACCTGCAAGATTTGAATCCGGGTAAAGCAATGGCTCAAGCCATGCATGCTCAAGCTGACTTCGACCAATGGGTCGAAGATCATCCTGACAACGAATACATGCCTTACATCGTACAATGGAAAGAAGATCGTTCGTTCGGTCGTACTCTTGTTCTCGAGTCAACACTCGAGCAAATTGCCAACATCACTTCAATTACCCTTGGTACTCATCACCCTGCTGGTGTTACTGTTGATCCAACGTACCCATGGCGCAACTTTTATGGTAAGGTGTTCCTGACTTCAGAAGCCACCTGCGGGTGGGCGTTCGCGTGTGATCTGACTCCTCCGGAAATGCTGGAAGAACTCCGCAAACTTTCTTTGCATCGGTGAAAATAACTATTGACATTAGTTTTGCAACGTGATAAGCTATTCATATAGCAAGGAGCTCAACATGAAATATCTCGTTCTTATCTCGGTCGCACTCTTGTCGGCTTGTGCAGATCCTGAACTTCAAGCACATCTTGAAGCTGAAGCAGATTTTGCTCGACATCAGTATCATGTCCAGCAAGCAATCGAACACGGATACGATCCCGAGTATGTCGATGACTGCTACTATTACGAAGAAGAACTTCAGTGTGAATTCGAATAATAGTTGTTGACATATGTTTACACTTAGTGTAGACTATATCTATGAACAAGGTGAACAACATGAGATTTTACAAAGTCGGCGGCTATGTCCGTGATTACCTGATGGGCGTTAGCTCGCAAGATGTTGACTGGGTTGTCACCGGTGCAACTGAGGCTGAGTTGATGGCGAACCCTCCGTTTTACATCAAGTCGTTTACCAAAGTCGGCGCTGAGTTTCCAGTCTATCTGAGTGATCAAGGCGATGAATGGGCTCTGGCTCGTCGTGAGAGTAAGTCTGGCAAAGGCTATCATGGTTTTGAAGTCGACTTTGGACCAGAGGTCACCATCGAAGAAGATCTGTCTCGTCGCGATCTGACGATCAACGCGATGGCGATAGAGTTCTTCGACGATGCTAAGACTCGTATCATGAATATTGTTGATCCTTTCAATGGTCAAAAAGATATGAACAACAAAGTGCTGCGACATACTTCTGATGCTTTCGCTGATGATCCTGTTCGGGTTCTGCGGCTGGCTCGCTTTCGGGCTCGTTTTGGACCTGACTGGACTATTGCACCGGAGACGGTTGCTCTGGTTTCCTCGATGGCAAAGCGTGGTGTTCTGAACGAGCTGACAGCTGAGCGTGTTTGGAAAGAACTGAGCCGAGCTCTGATGGAAGATCATGCTCGTCTGTTTTTCGACACTCTGCTGGAGTGTGATGCACTGCATGTTTTGTTCCCTGAGGTCTATCGGCTGAAGACGGCTCTCGAGGCTCGGCGGTGGCACCCTGAAGGTGATGCTTACGAGCACACCATGCTGGTTCTGACTCAAGCCGTTGAGAGCAACTTTGATCTAGAGACTCGACTGGCATGCCTGGTACACGACTTCGGCAAGGGTATGACTCCTCGTGATCAACTGCCTAAGCACTATGGGCACGAAGTCACTGGTGTTGCAGTTGCTCGTGACTTCTGTAGCCGTCTGACTGTTCCTGCAAAAATGCGGGATCGAGTGATGAAGACGACTCGGTTCCACATGCATATGCACAAGCTGGACACTCTGAACCCGAAAACTTGGGTTCAGATGTTCGAGGATATGGATGCTTTCCGCGATCCTGAGGTTGTGTTGCTGCTGTGGGCTGTCGGTGTTTGTGATGAGAATGGCCGACTGGGTTCTGAGGATGCTCCAACCGAGCATCTGATGAAAGTACGGTGGGTCTTTGATCGTGTTCGTGCTGTTAAGTTTGCAGATGTATTTCCAAACGGTGAGAAGAACACTACAAAGATCAAAGAAGGTATGTTTAAGGCACGTGTTCAGGCAGTTAAGTCTGCCTGAACTTTAACAAATATAGGTATCAAATGAGTGATAATGAATATGTAGTCGTAACGACAATTTCAACGTTTCGTCATCGATATGTTATGCCGAAAGATAAACTACAGGAACTCAACACTGAAGCTGTGGTAGATACTACTTGGGCTCTCGACTGCGTTACTTGTAATGAGGTAAAAGAATTTTCTCAATTACATGTTGGAGAAAATATCACTGATACGGTCACGATGAACGAACAAGAAGTTCTCGATCTTTTTGATGGTGACAACGATTACCTTTCTGGTTGGACCACTGAAAAGAAAATCGAGTGGATTCGAGATTGTTGGGAGAAACGTGTATATACACGTTTCTCGAGAAACATGTATGACTCAAGTAATTAAAGCGCCGCTTCCGGTTCCATCTGGAAAGTTTTCAGTCTTTCTTGGTGGATCGATTGATATGGGTGCGGCTGAGAATTGGCAAGATAGGCTGTCGAAAGATCTAGCAGATTACAATGATGATTTGATCCTCGTGAATCCTCGACGTGATGATTGGGATTCTTCTTGGATTCAAGACCCTACACCTGGCACTCAGTTTTATGAGCAAGTCGACTGGGAGCTTGAGCAGCAAGAAGATGCAAGCATGATCGTGTACTACTTTGCTGCAGATTCAAAGGCTCCTATTACTCTACTTGAGCTTGGTATCTTCGGACGAGGTCTAGGACCCGGACCGTTTAATGTAATTGTATGTTGCCCGAAAGAGTTCTACCGTTACGGTAACGTAAAGATGGTGTGTGATCGATACAGTATCAAGATGGTTGAATCGTACGATGATATGATTGAAGAGATGAGACGATCTATCGACGAAGAGATTTGATATATATTCTATAGTGGTTTCATTATGGAGTTGACATTTGACAAATCTTATTATAAGATATTTTTTAAGAGTAGGTACAGCGATGTCTGTACTACTGAATGTGATCCTTGGTGGATCAAGCAATCAGACACTGAGTGCTAGAAATTACGCTTTACAGAAAGCAGGAAAGCCAAATATTGTTTGGCTTCTTGATAAAGTATTTTTCTGGGATATCGATCATTGCATGACTAGTTGGTTATACTGGTTTTTGCGCAAAGACGTTCAATATGAAATGAAGGAGAAAGACCGTGGGTAAAAAAGGTGGTAAGTCGAAAGGCTTTATCTCGCAAGGCAAGCACAGCAACGTTGATCGTAAGATCGTGAACGCTATGCGTTCTGACTATCTACAATCGAGTGATCGCATTGCAAACCAGCTTCGTGCTTTGAAGCAGGGCAAAGACGTCGTCATGACGATTGCAAATCCTAATAAAGAACAGACTCATAAGCGCTTCATTAAAGTGAAGGTGTCTGGTCGTGAGTATGTTGCACGCCTGAAGGACTGGAATAAGTCTGCAAAGAAGGTAGATGGCGAATGATCGTCATCTACGGCGCTGATTGGTGCAAATGGTGCAAAGAGGCAAAGGCTCTAGCTGAAAGCCGTGATCTTCCATATGTGTGGAAGAACGTTGAAAATCTGGAAGTCTTTGACGAAATGAAAAGTAAAGTACCAGAAGGAACTACTAAGATTCCACAGATTTTCTGGCACGATCGCCATGTTGGCGGCTATGATGCGTTTATGAGCGAAATTGAAAACACCGCTGGAGGTTTTGGTGATGGAAAAATCTGACGTGCTCATCCTATTACGGAATGAAGTTGTCGATGTCGAGTTTGTAAAGAAGGATGGCACTACTCGTGTCATGACTTGTACTCTCAAGGAGGATTCTCTTCCTAAGCAAGTCGACCTTGAAGAAGTAGTTCAAAAGAAGACTCCGAATCCTGATGTAGTTGCAGTCTTTGATGTAATTAATCAGGGGTGGCGTTCTTTCCGTTGGGATAGTCTCAAGCGAGTGAATGGAGCAGTATTTGTCTAATTTCGCCAGAGGCGGAACTGAACTTATGGCGGATCGGATTAATTCCCTTCCGCCTGAGTTACTTTCGCAGTTTCAAATTATTCACTCTCGAGTACGTGAACTCGATCATTCGAAGCGTAAGGTGTTAGTGCTTCATGATCTACCAGGTGATCCTGAAGTTCAGCACCTAAAGAACGACGGATGGAAACGATTTGATAAGCTAGTGTTTGTAAGCCATTGGCAACAACAGATGTATAACGCTTATCTAGGTGTTCCGTTTGAAGCTGGTATCGTTCTACAAAATGCTATAAACCCTATTGAGAAGCATAGTAAGCCTCAAGATAAGGTAAGGCTAATGTACTTTTCGACTCCTCATCGAGGTCTCGAGCTTTTGTATCCAGTTTACAATAAGTTGTACAAAGAGTTTGGAGAACAAATCGAGCTCAACGTGTATTCGTCATTCGATCTTTATGGATGGCATGTCCGTGATAAACCATATGAGCAACTGTTTGAGCAACTGAGAGCACATCCGGGTATTAACTACTCAAAGTCTGTATCAAATGATGTGATCCGAGAAGAACTAAAGCGTTCTCATATTCTGGCGTATCCGTCTATCTGGCAAGAGACATCATGTCTTGTGATGATTGAAGCGATGTGTGCTGGTCTTGTATGTGTACACTCTTCACTCGCCGCACTACCAGAAACCGCAATGGGATGCACCTATATGTACGGTTACACCGAAAATGTAAATCACCATATGACTCGTTTTGAAGCAAACCTACGGGATGCTATTACCGATGTAATGAACGGTGATGAGATGTCTGACGATCGAGTCGACTTCCTCAATGATACATATTCATGGGAAAATAGACAGTGGCAATGGAAAGAGCTATTGACATCACTTCTGTGATGGTATATACTGTTCCCAAAGGAGATACTTATGGCAAAAGCTGCTGCACTTAAAAAGATCACTGCTAAGAAGAAAAAGCCAGAACTCAAGCCAGTTCCTCAGCGTAAGTCTGGGGCAGCTAAGGTTCTTGAAGAAAAGCACATTGGTGCTGAGGTCACAAATTTTGTAAACATTCCTGATGCCGAAGTCGTTCTTTATCATAACCTTCGGCATTACAACTACTTCTACGATCACAAAGACGCGTATAAGTGGGCTGAAGCCTGGATCAAAAAGAATCGTACTCAAGACCTAGCCGACTTTAAAGCAGCCGAAGAGTGGCGTATTAACACCGCTATTGGTGGTCTGTGTAAGATGCTTTCTCTAGGTGCTACGTTCAGCGAAAAGCGTATGGCTTGGATCAATGCGAAACTGCAAGAAGCAATTGACGCTGGCCGCAAGAACCGCGCTGTTGTAGAGGTAGCTAAATCTACACCAGTCAAAACATCTGCTGATATCCTTGCAGAAAAAATCAGCGACTTTATTGCTGAGGTTGAATACGTAATCGATACGTATCATGATCCTAAAGTATGGCTTGATGGTGAAAACTACTCGGTCTTCAACGAACTGAAAAAGATTAACGCACCTAAGCCTCTTGCTCAAAAGGTCTATGACTATTACAAACCTCTGTACGACGAAGCAGAAGAACTAGTGACTCAAAAAACGCCTGATCTAGTAGAAGGTTATCGCCATCTAAAAACTGCAAAAGACAAGAAGGACTATTTGGCATTTATCAAGAACATCATCGACGACTGTCAAAAGTTCATTAACGCTGCGACTGCATCGAAGGTTCAAGCTGTACGAAAACCTCGTGCAAAGAAAAAGGTGCCAGTCGAAAAACTGATTGCAAAGGTTAAGTATCAGAAAGATAGTGCTGAGTATAAACTCACTTCGGTTGATCCTGCAGCCATCGTAGGTGCAACTGAGGTGTATCTATTCAATACTAAATATCGCCATCTGATCCAACTCGTGGCTGCATCGGTAGATGGCTTCTCGATCAAGGGCACAACGATTACAAATATGAGAGAAGAGTCTTGCTTAAAGAAGACTTTGCGCAAGCCAGAGGATGTGTTGAAAGATATCGGGGCCACAACGAAGGCTCGAGCTACTAAGATCTTCCTTGATCTAAAGACTAAGTCTGCACCAGCAAATGGCCGACTCAACGAAGAAACTATCATTTTGAAAGTTTACCGTTGACATTCTCCAAAGATGATATATAATTGTATAGTCTAGAATAGGAGTAACACAATGGCCGTTTTGGTCGATCTTAACCAAGTTATGATTGCCAATCTCATGATGCAGATTGGCAATCACCACAACGCAGAAGTAGATGAGAATATGATTCGTCATATGGTTCTCAACTCTATCCGCTTTAATCGTATGAAGTTCAAAGAAGAATTTGGCGAGCTTATCATCTGTGCCGACGACAAAAACTACTGGCGTCGTACACAATTTCCTTACTACAAAGCATCTCGTCGTAAGAGTCGTGAGGAGTCTGAACTCGATTGGACTTCGATCTTTAATGCTCTCAACAAAATCCGCGAAGAGCTTAAAACCATTTTCCCATACAAAGTAATTCAAATCGACGCATGTGAAGCTGACGACATCATTGGTACCATTATCCATCAAGAAGGTCGTGAACTTAACGCTGGCGAGAAGTTCCTTATTCTCTCCGGTGATAAAGACTACATTCAACTTCACAAGTATGCTAATATTAAACAGTACAACCCCGTGATGAAGAAGTGGGTTACTCACTCTAACCCTGAGCAGTATTTGTACGAACACATCATGAAAGGTGATGCTGGTGACGGTATCCCTAACATCCTGTCAGCTGACAACTCGTTTGTTGTAGGCACTCGTCAGAAGCCAGTCACTAAGAAAAGGCTGGAAGAGTGGATCGATATAAATAAAATGAGTTCAGAAGTTAAGCGAAACTATGCTCGAAATCAATCCCTCATTGATCTTTCTCAAGTTCCTGCTCACCTTAAAGAGCGTATTCTTGAAGAGTATAACAAAGAAAATACGAAAGATCGTTCGCAGCTTCTCAACTACTTTATCAAAAATCGTCTTAAACTGCTCACGGAGTCCTTGAATGAGTTCTGAGTGAGCTCAACCGGAGAACTATATTGGCAACACTTTCATTATCTGAGATTGTGAACAAAACATCAACATTACCGACACGTGAAGAAAAGATCGACTTTCTCAAAAGAAACAACAGTCAATCTCTTCGAACCCTCATGTCGGTAATGTTCGACAAAGAAAACTTTAAGTGGAATATTCCTTCTGATAGTGTTCCACCTTACAAGCCTTCGCCCCATGTTGAGTCGCAAGGCATGCTATATCGCCAAACCCGAAAGCTTCGATACTTCATTAAGGGTTATGATGGTGATAGACTTAATCAGTACAGAAGAGAATTCCTGTTCATTGAGTTGCTCGAGAGTATCGACAAAGAAGACGCTAAGCTCATGGAGTTAGTCCTTCTACAAACACCGCCAAAAGGACTAACCGCCGACGTAATCAATGAAGGCTTAGGCTTAAATCTACCAGTTATTGCAGAACAACCTAAAAGAGGACGTAAGCCAAAAAATGGCGAAAAAGCAGAAGAAGTTTAAAGATTGGCACGACGACGAGTGGGGATCGTCTGACGATGTTAAAAAAGATGGTAAACGCTATAATCCGAAGAAAGAATTCGTGAAACAACAGCGCGAAGAAAAATCGTTACGAAAAAATAGTTTCTTCGAAAGTGATATTAGCCATTGACATTTTTCTGCTAGTGATTATATTGATCATGTAAGGAAAGGCTTTACTATGAAACTACGTGATAAACTAATCCTCGTTGACGCTGACGGGGTACTACTCGATTGGTTCCACTCATTTGCTGGATGGATGAAATTCCACGGGTATCCAATCGTTAAAAACGATGAGTACAGGATCGAAGAGACCTTCAATATCTCGAAGGAGAAGGCAAAAGCTCTCGCTCGACACTTCAATGAGAGTGCGCGAATCGAACACCTTCCACCTTTCCGAGATGCTATTAAGTATGTTCGTAAACTGCACGAAGAACATGGATATGTGTTCCACTGCATTACGTCTTTGAGTAAAGATCCTTACGCTGGAGAACTGCGTAAACGGAACATCCATCGTCTGTTTGGTGAAACCACTTTTGAAAAAATCTTGTGTCTCGACACTGGTGCTGACAAAGACGAAGCTCTAGCTGAGTACAAAGACAGTGGTTGTATCTGGGTTGAAGATAAATTTGAGAACGCAATCGCAGGACTGAATGCAGGCCTAGATTCTTTGCTTCTTGACCACGGCCATAATAGACATCAACATCATGATGATGTTACTCGTGTACAAAATTGGCGTCACATTTATGAACTTATCACTTAAGTATTGAATAAATACTATTGTGGTAGTGAACGGGTCCCTATCATGGGACCCTTTTCTTTTATCGGAGTTATTATGCCAACCTACACCTTTACCAACACTGAAACTGAAGAAGTTTTCACCGAGATTATGTCTTTCGCTGAGAGAGATGAATTTCTTACAAATAACCCTCATATCAAGCAGAATCTAGCAACACCGGGCTTTGCTGACCCGGTGCGGATGGGTGTGCGCAAAATCGACAAGAGCTTCAACGACGTCCTTATAAAAGCTAAGTCAGCGCACAAGTATTCTACGATTGATACTCTTTAATACAAGGACCAATAATGCCTCTACAACAACAAAGACTAACAAAGCGGCAAAAAAGAATCTTAAAGCAAGACGGAACAGTTGAATCAGGCGAGACAAAGATGTTTGTCATGAAGTCTGATATATCCCCAATGACTGATAATCAAAGGCTAGCGTTTGATCGTTGGGATGATGGGTATAATATGATGCTTCATGGTATCGCTGGCACAGGAAAAACATTTCTTGGCCTGCACTTTGCACTCAAAGAAGTACTTAAGGCAAATTCGCCGTATAAGAAAGTCTATATTGTTCGTTCAACGGTATCAACTCGTGATCAGGGATTCTTACCAGGGTCATTGAAGGATAAAGCAAAAGTCTTTGAAGCTCCATATGTTCCTATTGCGACTAAGTTATTTGGTAGAGGCGATGCGTATGAAGTGCTTAAGGGCAAAGGTTATGTAGATTTTATTACTACATCATATCTTCGTGGTGAGACGTTTGATGATTGTATTCTTCTCGTCGACGAAGTTCAGAATATGGGAGACGGTGAACTTCATACCGTTATGACTCGTGTTGGTGAAAATTGCAGAATCATCTTTTGTGGTGACGTAAAACAAGACGATCTTACTTCAGAGCGTAAGAAGGAACTTTCGGGTCTTCGCGACTTCATGAAAATCATTGAACGTATGAAAGAGTTTGAATTTGTCGACTTCCAAGTAGAAGACATTGTGAGATCAAAGTTGGTCAAGTCTTATATCATTGAACGTGATCGACTCGGACTATAAATATGGCAGATATTATTGGTGTATCGACAGTAAAAGAAGATGAGTACGGCGAGCCTTACATTGAGTTTAATGCTGCGCTTATGAAACAAATGGGCTGGGACGATCAAACTCTTCTTGAATGGGAAATCATGGGTAACATGGCAGTCATAAGGAAGAAAGAAGATGCCGGCAGTAGTTCGTAACGGTGATAAACATATCGGGCATGCCTCGCCGTGTGATCCTTTTCATCAAACCGCATATGTATCAGGACTAAATACAAGTGTGTATATTAATGGTGAACTTGCTATTGTTGTAGGAGATACAACCGCATGTGGTGATCCTGCTGTTGCAGGATCTGGAACAGTTTTCTTTAATGGTATAGCTGTTCACAGACTTGGAGATGCTACAGGTGGACACGGTACTGATAGTTGTGGTAAAGACTGGTTTCCAAATGCTGCCGGAGAAGCTTCAGCGAGTGTGTTTGTTGGATGAATATACCGAATTACACATACGAAACAGCAGTACAAATGCTTGTAGATGAGTACAATACTACCAATCTACCTGAAAATAAACTTGCTCTTATTAATGATTTAGACGTATTGAGAGAAGGCAATCCTGATTATGAAACTCTTTTACAATTACAAACAAGAGAAGCTAATACATCTATAAGGACTGCGCTAGCAGCTCAAATTTATTTGTTTGTAGAATTATTAAGTGATGCCGAAAAAACTATTTTTGATTATGTCAAATCAGGATATATAGAGAATAACCCGGGTTATTCTAGTAATACCTATGTTTCATACGTAGGGAAGTATTACGGCCCAAATGGAGATATTACCTAATGTCAACTGTTGACGATATTCTTTATAGAAATGAAAAGGGTTCTGCTTTAACATTTGCAGAACTAGATGATAATTTTTATAAACTTGCATATGCAATTGATAATATTCAAGTTGCAAACAATAGTACAGTTGTTGTTCGCGATTCATCTGGTAATTTTACTGCAAATACTATTACTGCAAATATAGTAGGAAATTCTACAACTACATCTCAATTTTTAAATGCACGAACTATCAATGGTGTTTCCTTTAACGGTTCAGTTAACATTACTCTTACAGCAAATACTACACAAACACTTACTCGTGGAAGTTACTTAACTGGTTCAAATTTTAATGGTGGTACAGCTACTACATGGGCGGTTGATGCTACAGACGCATCAACTGCTGGCAAGGTTGTAGTAAGAGATGCATCTCGTAACTTTGCAGCAAATACTATTACTGCAAATCTTATTGGTAACGCGTCAACAGCCACAAACGCTTCAAGCGCAGATACAGCAATAACACTAACCAACTTAACCGCAACAATTGCGGAATTAAATTATGCAAATGGTGTAACATCGAGTATTCAAACACAACTAAATTCAAAATCACCTCTTGCATCTCCTACATTTACAGGTACTCCTGCTGCTCCAACAGCAGCAGTTGGAACAAACACCACACAAATAGCTACAACTGCATTTGTAAATGCCGAGATCGCCAACGATGCTCCCTCTAAAACTGGTACTGGAGCTTCAGGTACTTGGAATATTTCCATCAATGGCAACGCGAACACTGCTACAACCGTTAGTACCTTATCTGGACTTACTGCGACCGTAACTGAATTAAATTATGCAAATGGTGTAACATCAAGTATTCAGACGCAGTTAAATTCAAAATCTCCTCTTGCGTCACCCGTATTTACTGGTGTACCTACTGCTCCAACAGCATCTGTGGGAACAAGTAATACACAAATAGCTACAACAGAATTTGTAAATGCTGAAATTGCTAATGACGCTCCTTCTAAAACTGGCGCAGGAGCTTCAGGTACTTGGAATATTTCCATCAATGGCAATGCTGCAACAGCTACGAGTGCTACAACTGCATCGTCAGTCAGTACCTTATCCGGACTTACTGCGACCGTAACTGAATTAAATTATTCTGACGGCGTAACATCAAATATTCAAACACAATTAAACTCAAAAGCTCCGGCAACAGATACCTTTACAAAAGGTGCCGACATCGGTGGATCAGTCGACTTAAACACATATACTGCTGTAGGATTTTATCACCAAAACACAAATGCGAATGCTAGCAGTGGCACAAATTATCCTGTTGCTGCAGCGGGCATGCTAGAAGTTCTAGCTGACGGTGTTATGGTATATCAAAGATATACAGTGTACAATAGCGGTCAAATATACTCTCGAGCATATTATAATGGTACTTGGTATGCTTGGAGATTGAATCTAGATAGCTTAAATTATAACTCGTATGCGCCAACACTCACTGGGACAGGAGCCTCTGGCACTTGGGCAATTTCTATTAGTGGCAATGCTGCAACAGCGACGAGTGCTACAACCGCAACTACAGCTACAACTGCAACTACAGCAAACGCCTTAAACACTATAAACGATTATCAGGTAAATAGTCTAGGTGTAGGCACTGCAGCATCAAGTGTTTCTGGAGAAATTCGAGCGACAAATAACATTACAGCGTATTACTCAGACGATAGGTTAAAAAATAAGCTTGGATATATTGAGAACGCGCTCGATAAGGTTATGACGCTGTCTGGGTTTTATTATGAAGCGAATGAAACAGCACAAGCTTTAGGATACGAAGTTAAACGTGAGGTCGGTGTCTCTGCTCAAGAAGTCCAGCGTATTATGCCCGAGGTTGTTGCTCCTGCTCCAATCGACGAGAAATATTTAACGGTTAGATATGAAAGATTAGTTCCGTTGTTAATAGAAGCAATCATAGAACTAAAGAATGAACTCGATGAAGTAAAATCAGGAAAAACTTATTATGATTAAATTTAAGGATTTTATGGAAAAAGCACCTACAGAAAAGTATGTAGCTGTTCAATACGATGCGGCTACACAACGCAAACTTCGTGCTTGGGCAAAAGAAAATGGCTTTGATCTTACTGCAAAATACGATGGTACAAAGCAGGACGAAGAAGACTTTGACTTCCATACAACAATATTCTTTACTACGTCAAAACACGACTTACCGAATCATATAAAAGCAATTGCTCCTTCTGGCACAGCAAAAGTAGTTGACATTATGATGCTTGGGGTTAATAATGACATACCGGTTTTGAAGATCGAGTCTCCAATGATTGCTCGTCTTCGTAACCACTATGCAGACGTGTATGATATGAAAGATGCTTGGCCAGAATACAAACCACACGTGTCTGTTTCGTATTCGAAAGACTTACCTGATATGAAAAAAGTGAAACTCCCAACGTTTGAATTAACGTTTAATGAAATTAAAGTGGATGATGCATCAACCTAAGTACAAACTCAATCGTGATATCGACATTCGAGTTGGCCAAAGAAAACTATACGCGGTTCAAGCACTTCGAGATTTTGCAGATGTAAGCGCTGGAGATATCGGCGGGTTCGTTGAAAACGAAGCTAACCTTTCGCATGAAGGTGATTGCTGGATATATGATAGCGCGCTCGTATATGATAAAGCAAAAGTCGACCGAAATGCAAGAGTAAAAGATCAAGCGAATGTATACGACAACGCAAAGATATCAGATGATGCTCTTGTCACTGGTCAAACAAACATTTTTCAAAACGCGTTAGTGTATGATGAAGCTATTATTGATGGTATTTCATCGGTATATGGAAATGCTCAAGTATTCGGCAAGATTGAAATCCTAGGTCACTCTAAGGTGCATGATGACGCCTGGGTGTATGGCGATTTTGTAATTGATGGATATGCCAACATCACTCGTAAGACGACTCAGAAACCCATCGTGCTCACTGGCTTCACGTATGACATAACCATCATGGACGAACATATAAGTATTGATTGTCAGACCAAGACGTTTGATGAGTGGCGACATGTCACTCGTGAAGAAGCATTTGCAATGAATGGTAAAGAAGGACTTCGATTCTTCAAGCATATTCCAGATACGCTCGAGTTCCTTGTTTCCAAATATCGAAAGAATCAATCTAATGTTTAACCATGTAAACCATGGGATCGTACTTGATCAGCTCGGTTGTGATACTACTCCAACCGGGCGTTTTTACTTTCCACCTACGGGAGAGAAGTTCCCTTCAGTTACTACAGTGCTAGGAGTTCAAGATAAGTCTGGTCTCGAGGCATGGAAGGCGCGGGTTGGTGAGGAAGAAGCGAAGCGTATTAGTGTACAAGCAGCGAATCGCGGATCAGATGTACACCTTATTGCTGAGAATTATCTCAACAACGAAATCGACTATGGCAAAGGTCGTATGCCGATCAACATCATGACTTTTAATACACTGAAGCCAATCCTCGATGCCCGAGTCGACAACATCTATTTTCAGGAAGCTCCACTGTTCTCGAGGAAGATTAA